ACCTGGCGGCGCCTGGTGAGGTTGGCCAGGTCGTTGGCCGCGACGCGGGTGTCTACGTCTGCGCCGATCCGGACGCGACGGTTGCGGATCAGGTTCTGGATCTCGTTCGCTGCAACCCGGGTGTCGACAGTGGGGCGGATGTTGACGACACGGTCTTTGCACAGCTTGTCGAGGGCTGTCTCAACACGCTTGGATGCGGCGTCATTGATCGTGGGGACGATGTCGACTTCAGCTGTGGCGTCGCGTGTGAGCTTCTTCAGGGCGGTGTCGGCTGCTGCTGTGTCAAGGGAGACCTTGACGTTGATCGTGCGGTCGGCGGTGAGCTTGTCGATCGCCTTCTTGGCGGTGTCGTCGTCGAGGTCGAAGTCGATCGAGATGGTGCGGTCGGCTGTGAGCTTGTCGAGCTTGGTCTTGGCTGCCTTCTCGGCCTTGTCGTCAATCTCGGCCGTGATCTTGACGGTGCGGGCCTTGGTCAGTCGGTCGAGCTTGGCCAAGGCCAATGTGTCCTGGAGGTCGACCCCGACGCGCACCGTCGGTGTCGCGGAGGCGAGCTTGCGGCGGATCCCGTCGAGAATCTCATCGCCGGCGGTCTCGCCAGCCAGCCGTGCCGGCTGGCGGACCGCCTTGGGCAGCTGGACGCGGAGGACGTCGCCGAAGCTGGACGTGTCGGGGATCAGTGATACCCGGGTGCGTCCGACGACGGTGGGCTCCGCCATGCTGCCCTCCCCTCCTACGCGTTCTCGAGCTCGCGAATTTTTGCGGTCCAGTGGTCGAGCTCTTCCTGATCGCCTGGTGTCCAACCGGGCGAGTACTGGTTGAGGAGCGCCTCGCTGTACGCGACGCCTGCCGCTTCGAGTTCGGTCTGCCGATCGTCGATGTCACGTGCCGGCGCCTCGATGCTGTCCATGTCCGGCGGATTGCCCTTGAGGTGGGCAATCCACAAGATTCGGATCATGAGGAGGAGCGCGTTGTACGAGGCGGCGTGGAGGTAGGTGTCCTGTGTCCAGCGCCGATCGTCGACGTCTCCTGCTTCGGCGGCTTTGGTGGCCGAGTCCTCGGGCATGGCGTCGACCAGGTCGCGTAGTTCGGCCCAGTTCATCGTGCCGTCGCCCCAGGACATGGCCCAGAACTCTTCTAGGCGGCGGCCGGGGTAGTAGCGCTGGATGTCGGCGCGGACGGCTCCGGAGTGCTCTCGGAGGAGGGCGAGGAGCCTGAGCCTTCCCCCGCCGTAGTGCCCGCCTGCCCGTCCATCTCCTCGATGATCTCCTTGAGTTCGCCGACGGTGAGCTTGGCGACCTTCACGAGCCGGTCGAAGGCGTCCTGCGGGCTGGCGATTTCGCGGAGGACGTTGAGGTTGGCGTTTCCGCCCTTCTCCTCGACCTCCTCGATGACCTCGAGCGGCCAGTTGTCCTGGACGGGGAACGTGCAGGTCTCCTCGTGGCCGTGCTCGTTTTCGAAGACGATGTCGACGAACTGGAGCTTCGCGGCGTGGGCGCGCTGGGCGCGCATCTGCTGGAGGCGGATGACCTTGCGGTTGGGCTTCGACATGGGAGAGCGTCCTTCACTTGGGCAGGGGCGGGGCGGGAGCTATGCAGGTGGCCTGTCGTGCCGCCCCCGCCCAGGAGATGAGCGCGACAGGCCACCAGTCGGGGGTTACGGCGTCGGGAGTTCGACCTCGGTGATGAAGTGCTGCACGGACTGGGCGCCGCCCGGTGCGGCGAGCGCGGTGAACGTGAGCTCGTAGTTCGAGGAGTCCTCAGCGCTGTGCTTGCGAGCGCCGCGGTCGGACACGCCGGTGCGGGCGATCATGATGCGGTGGCGCTTGCCCCCGTAAATGACGTCCAGGCCGAGTGCGATCTCCACCGTGTCCTGCGTGCTGCCAGACCCGAAACTGACGAACTGCTTCGTCGCCGGCGGCCCTACCGCGGCGTCCGTGCTGGTCATGTTGGCCATCTGCACCTGGTAGTACAGGGACAGCAGGCGGGCGGTGGTCTCGCGGAACGTCAGCTTGAACGTCTGCGTCCTCTTGCGCGCGAGGTCGACGACGGGTGCGTCCTCACCCCACGCGTCGAGCTGGGTCCGCTCCTCGGCCATGGCCTCTTCGAGTCCGTCCGGGGTGATGAACCCCATGTCGACGAACCCGGTGGGCCAGGCCACTTCCGGGCCGGTCGGGAAGGTGGTCCCCACCTCGGCGGCGTAGGCCTTGCCCGCTACACCGACGATGATGTTGTCAGAGTCGCCCACGACGGGCCTCCTAGCTGGTCGGGAGGGGTGGGCGAACGCTCATCCCCAGGATCATGCCGACGCGGAACACGTCGGCGTTGAGGTCTTCTGGACGGTCTTGCGGGCCGGTCTCCTGACTGATCCGAGTGACCTCACCGCCGGGCGTGGCCTGGTTGGGCAGCAGTTCCCAGACATCGCAGACCCGGATGGCCAGCCGCATCGCGGCACCGTCTGTGGCTGCGTAGCAGTCGACGGAAAGGCGCGGGTTGTCCCGAGTGGCGGGGTCGCTCCAGCCGCGCATGTCCCTCGTGCCGCCGACTCGGAGCACCCTGACGGCAGGCAGCACAGTGTTCAGCGCCACGCCCTCGGGCAGTCTCCCTGTGACGTGCACTCCGTCCATGGCGGCGGCAAGGAGGTCTATGGCGACCTGCTTGCCGTCGAGGTCGGTCAGCGGCGTGGTCATGGCTACTTGCCTGCGGCCTTGGCCGGCTCGCTGCCGGTCGTCTGGGCCTTGGGCGCGGGCGCAGCCTTCGGGGCGGTCTCGACGAGTTCGCCGAATCCCTTCCAGCGGTGGACCTCGTCGGCGGGGACATCGATGACGTCGCCGGGCATCTTGTGCCCCCGGGGGAACGTCAGCTTCATCTTGACGGTGTCAGACATCGTGGTCTCCTCCTGCGGCGTCGAGCGCGTGCCCGAGGGTGTAGTGCGGTCGGTGAATGGCGCGGCCGTTCCGGTCGCGTTGGGTCGTGCCGTGCTCGACGTAGTAGGAGTGCTCTGCGTCAGCGTCGACGTGCCAAGTTCCGTCCGGGTCTGGCTCGTCCACGAGGTGGATCAGGTCCCGGAATTCGCCTGTGTAGACAGGTGCCGTGGCCTTGGCGATGTCCTCGACCCGCTGCATGCGGCCACGGAAGTCGTCCATCACCTGGGGCGTGAGGGGCAGGGCAGCGATTGCGTCTTCGAAGATTTCGACGTCGGTCATCCGGCTACCTCCAGCAGGCGAATGACCTGGCCGGACAGTCGGCCGGCTTCCTGGGTGTCGTCGGGGACGCCGTCGACTTCCCAGGTGCGGCCATCCCACTCGACCCGCTGCCACTCCGACACCTTCGGGGCGCGGCGCGGCATGACCAGCTCGGCAGTGGTGACGGTCTGGTCCTTGGCTTCCTTCGACTCGCGGGAGCTCGTGTAGTCGACTGTGCAACCCGAGACGGGAGTTCGGGAGGCGTGCTCCCAGTCCCGCACTTCAGCGTTGTAGTCGCCCACGATCAGCGGCGCGTCCAGCAGCACCACCGTCTGGCGTCCGATCGGCCCCGGCATCAGCCCACCACCACCGGATAGATGGTGAGCAGACCGGCGTTCCGCAGCACATCGGCTGCGGCCGGCGCCAGGCGCGGAGTCTTCGCCGACCCGCCACTTCCGCTGCTGCGGGCGAAGCGACTGTAGGACCGCTTGCCTGTCGACTCGGACTGGATATCCGAGCGTGCGCCCGTCTCATCGTCACCCTCCATCACCCAATGCACCTGCCGCACGCACGCCTTGGCGAGCACGGCCTGCACCTCGGGGTCGTCCACGTCGTAGGCGACCCCGTAAAGGGCGGTGTCGATCCGGTCCGAGGCCAGCTCGAGCAGGCGCACCGCATTCGCGGGCGCCGGCTCAGGGTCGAGCCAGTCCTCAAGCTGGGAGACGGTCGCGTAGGCCACGGGCTACTCCTGCTCCTCGGGCTGCTCGCTTTCGCGGGCTTCCTCGACGACCTGGGCGTAGTCCTGGCACTCCTGCTTGGTGGCGTCCTTGGCCTGCTCGGGGTCCATACCGAGAGCGATGGCGTAGGTCCGCCAGTTGGCGACCTTGGCGTTCGCGGCAGGCTTGTCGGGGAGTTCCGCGGCCGGAGTGGCAGGCGAGTCCGGGTCGTCGTTCGGCACCGGCGCCTGGACGTCCTCGCCGAGAGCCTCCTCGTGCGCTGCTACCCACTCCTGCAGCTGGATCAGGGTGAGCGAGCAGGCGTGGTCAGCCAGCAGTCCGAGAGAAACCGCGTAGGTGGCCCACTCCTTAGCCGACGCGTCGGGAGCCGGCTTCTCCTTGACTGGGGGCTTGGTGCCGATCCGGTCGGCGGTCGTGGCCTCGGCTCCGTCTACGACGACGAGGCTCTTGTCCCCCGCCTCCACGTTCGGCGCGTCGCCCTTGGCGGGTACGAGCTGGCCGCGGGCGATCTGCTTGGCCATCTCCCCGGACGGCGGGTCGTCGAGATGCAGGCGCATCCCGCCCGTTCCGATGTACTCGCGGCGCCCCATCAGTACGCCTTGGGGAGCTTGAAGACGGTGATGGTGCCGGTGGTACCGGACGCGAAGTCGACGTACAGCTTCGTGCCCTGCTGCTGGAACCGGGCAGACGTGAACGGGCCGATGAACTGCTTGCCGGAGGTGGCGGCCACGGTGACCGCGAGGTCGCCCTGGCCTGCCATCCACGACTGGACGCCGCTGCCAGCCTTGACGGTGACGACCTTGTCGGTGCCCGCCGTGTTGGCGACGCGGATGAGGGTGCGCTCGGGGTCGGCGTTCTCGATGACGACGCCGTTGGTGACGAGCGTCGCGTCGATCGTGGTCCCGGCCGGGTCGGAGAGGTTCGAGTTCGGGGCGAGGTTGCTGTAGGCGACTGCTGTGCGAGGCATGGGTGTACTCCCGGATCAGATGAGGCGACGAGGATCACGCCGGGTTGATGAACGCGACCGCGATCCCGGTCGGGCGCAGGAGCTTGGCGCCGTACACGTGGAGGCCGCGGATGGCGTCGGCGATCGTCGCCTGCAGTCGCAGCGCCTCGGTCTCGAGGATCTGCTCGGCGTAGGTGATCGCACCGGGGTAGCCGGCCTGGATGACCTGGGTGTCACCAGACGGGTTGGGCGTGTTGTTGGACTCGAGGATGTCGAATCCCGCGGCTCGTCCGACGAAGCCGTTGCGGAGGCCCTCGGTGGTGGCGGATGCGTCGGCGCGGACGAACCGGTCGTCGTTCAGGAGAGAGCCGTGGAACTCGGGGCTGACGACGACGTAGCGGCCTTCCCTGGGTACGTTCTTGCGGTTGAGCTTGGTGCGCAGCGGCACGAGCACCTTGCTGTAGGCGTCGGTCGGCGTCGTGTACGTGTCGATCGGGGAGCCGGTGGAGCCGAGGACGTTGTCGGCGGCAACGCCGGTGTAGAGGCTGGCGACGTAGGCGTCGGCCTTGTCGCGGAGTCCGTAGGCCGCGTTCTGGGCCATCTGCTGCATGGGGCTCATGAGGGCCTGGGCCTTGTCGACGTCGTCGAGCTTGAAGGCGAACGCCTTCGCCTGGTCGATGACGAGGTCGGTGCCGGCCGTTTCGACGTCCTCGTAGTTGAGGGTGTCCCCGGCGTCATAGTCGAAGATCGTCGGGTCGCCGATGGTCGTGATGTGAACCGACTGGCCTCGGCTGGTGATCTCGCCTTGGTAGTTCGTGTTCACGAGCTGCGGCTGCGCGTACACCAGGCTGCTGCGGAGGGCCACGAGGGTCTGGGCGGACCAGATCTCGGGCTTGAAGTTATTGATCGACAACGGAGGCTCCTAGGAGGCGTCAGCCGCTCCCGAGGTAGGCGTTGAGCCTGCCCTCCGTAACGGCCTGCGTGATCTGCTCGGGGGTCATGCGGTCCACGTCCGCCTTCGTCAGCTGCCGCTTGCCGCCACCGGCTCCGTCCATCGGCGCGCCACCCGCG